CGTTCGGTGATCCGGTCGGCGAGGCAAACTTCACCTGCTCGCCTGGTTTGAGATGCACGGTCGCGCCGGGTCCCCACACTGCCGGATCGTCATCGGCGCGCGGGATCAGCGGATTGCCTTCGTCGTCGAGCGCTTCCGGCGTCTCGACAAAGGTCGCATAGCGCGACTGCTGCTTGTTACGTTCGAGCTCGCCGTCGTCGTAGATGTCGAGCATGAAGAGCTTGACGATCGCCGAGGCGTAGCCGGTGAGGCCGCGCAGCTGGCCGGCCTCGACCGGATCGAAGACGTGAATGACTTCCTCGGCCGGCACGCGCACGAGCTCGGCCGCTGCCATGGCATCCTGAAAGGTGAAGGTCTGATCGGTTGGATTGCCGCGCAAGAACCAGTAGGCGACTCGCCTGTCGCGCACGTTGCGATCGAATTCGATGCCCATCCTGATCTGCCCGCCAGCATTGTTCTGACCTTCGGGCACCGTCTCGAGCCGCCAGCCGGGCAGCTGCTCGCTCGGGATCAGCTGCAGCTGCAGCGGCACGCTGAGACCATCCTGCGAGAAGCGCGGACGGAAACGGACGAAGCATTCGCCGGCGAGGAAGGCCTCGCGCGCGACGCGGCGCGTGATGCCGTAGAAATCCGTCACCTCTTCGGCGTCTGCTTCGTCCGTCCACGCGTTCCACGCCTGTTGAATGGCGTCGCGCAATTCGATCTCTTGCACCAGCGAGCTCGGCTTGATGCCGGCACCGACCGTTGCCGCCGACCATGAACGCAGCGCGGCGCGCGCATAGCCGTTGTTGCGCACCAACCAGCGCGCGCGGGCGATCGTCGTCGGGCCGGCCTCGCGCATCAGCGCGTTGATGTGCAGCGATGCCGGCTGCCAGTTGCTGAGCCGCCGGCGCGTCGATCCGGCTTCGAGTCCAGCCGGTGGTCCGCCGAGCCCGCCGACAGACCAGAACGGATTCGACTGCGGCGGCATTCCGCTGGTGAGCCATGACCACATCGGGGCCCAGATCGCCATCACAGCCCCTTGATCTGGTCGACGTAGCCGAGCCGGCGCGTGCGCGGCCACACGCCGGTTTCACACGCCGTGATCTGCGCCTGCAGGAGCGCGATCAGCGGACGCATGGCATTGAGATCGCGATAGCTGACCGATCGACCGCGATCAGAGATCGAGCTCACGCCACTGGTGAGTTTCGCGATCAGTGCCGCCAATTGACGACGGCGCGCGGCTTGCGCTTCTTCGGAGCAGTCGAGACCGGGCGGCAGACACCGACCACAAGACATAGGGCCCACCTTGACGCCGACGTGGAATCGCCGCATAGATGCGGCGCGTCGGGCCAGATGGACCCACGGAATGTTGGGCCGCTTGAGGGAGCGGCCCTAATTTTTTCCTAGCTCTTGCGTCGAGCAGCTGCCGCCATACGCCGGCTCAGACTTTTTTGCAAGCGCTCCTGCATGGTCGCACCGACGACGCTCTGCACTTCCGGCTTGGCAAACGTGCCGCCGATCGTCGGTCCCCAAAGCTTCGTCAGCGGAAAACGCGAGCGCCCTTTGCGGCGATAGAAGTTGCCGCCGAACCGCTCGATGATGAAACCGGATTTGATCACCTGCGCCTTGCCCCATGCGCGGGTCTGCACGCCGCTCGCGACCTGTCGCGTGCCGGGGAATTCCTTCAAGGCGATCGGCCGCTTCGAGCTCTTCACCCGCGCCTCGTAGTCGCCGACGTTGACGCGATCGTAGAAGATGCGCTCCTTCACGGTGCCCGACCTGAGACCAGTACGCGCGGCGATTGCCTTCGTGGCCTGCACGATCGCGCTCTTCGCGGTGTCGACCAGCGCGAGCGCGACCGCCTGGTCGAGCTTCGGCCGCGCCAGCTGCGTGAGCGAATTGACGTAGGCCGTAGCGTTAACATCGAAGCCGACTTCAGCTGCCATGATCGCCTCCACTCATCCCTGCCAGTAGGCGACGCGCCGTCGCGTCGTGGCGCGCGCCATGGTGGCGCGCCGGCTGATGATCCCGCCCGTGGCTGCGGGCTGCGAAGCAGCCGCGGGCGGTGCCACTGCCGGCGTCGCCTTCTCGGCAACGACCGGCGGCGGCGGATTGCGCGGTGCGGGCTCGCTGAGACCCAGCTGCCCTTCGAGTGAACGCCAGCGATTGTCGGACCATCGATCGGCACCGGCAAGCCGCACCGCGGCGCGCGCGTAGATGCGGCAGTCGAGCGCTTCGTTGCGAGGCCGCAGCTGTCGCCATTCGGTGCGGGCGGCGAAGCCGCGCCGGCTGCGCACGATCACCTGCTGCTCGGCGACCAGCTGCTTGATCCATTCGTCGCTCGTCGTGTCGGGCAGATGCACGTAGCCGGCCGGGAAGGTGTAGCCGGCGGCGATCTGCTCGGTCGTCGGCTTGTCGAGGCCGAGGTGTTTGTAGAGCTCTTTCTTGAAGAAGCTCACCGACACCGTCCACAGATTGAGGCCGCGCTTGATCTTCTTCTTGTTCATCAGGAGATCGACCTTCGTCGGGCCCGACACCGGCACGACGCGATCGTAGGCACCGACGCCGCGCACCGGCAGCACGGTGCCGTGATCCTGACCGCGCGCCCACTGGTAAACCTGCTGCGTCGTGAAGCCGGTGTCGATCGCCAGCCGCTGCAGCGCCATACGTGCGCCGGTCGAGTGCTCCCACGTGCGGCCGAGGAGCTCGGTCATCGTCTGCCAGACCTCGCCGCGGCCGGGATCGCCGGCGATCAGGATGTGCTCGACCAGCCACGACTCGAGTCCGCGGCCCCATGCCCACACGTCGATCTCGATGCGATCGGCCTGCACGTCGACGCCGGCGGTGAGGAACAGGCCGCGCTCGGGCACGATCTGGTGCGGCCAGCTTTCACGCCGTTCATAGAGTCGCTGCCAGTCGGGCACGGCGGCGGCTTCCTCTTCCCAGTCTTCGCCGAGGATGGTGTTGGTGAAGGTCTTACGCGCATCGGCGTCGGCCGCACACTCCTCCCACTGGCGCGCGATGTCCGGCCAGCTGAGCCAGCCGAGCGGCGAGTAGAGGCCGTTGATGTGATAGCCGTGCGTCAGCGGATCGCTCGCCGTCGCCGTCGCGCGCCATTCGCCGGCCGCCATCATCGCGGTCTTGTGATGTTCGCCGAAGGTCTGCTCGCAGGCCTTGCACTGGTAGACCGTCGTCTCCGGTCGGCCGGGCTGCCAGCGCAAACGCGCGAATTCGAGCACCTGCATCTCGCCGCATCTCGGGCACGGCACGAAGTAGCGCCGCTGATCGGAGCGCTCATACTCGCGGCTGATGCGGCTCATGCCCTTGATCAGCGGCGTCGACGCGAGAAACTTCTTCGCCCGGAAACTGAAGGTGCGCGAGCGCGCCTCGGCGAGCGCCACCGGATCGCCCTCGCTTTCGACATCGCCGGGATAGGCGTCGACCTCGTCGAGGAACAGGAAGCGCACCGGCATCGATCGCAGGCCGACCGCCGAATTCGCGCCGGTGATGACGATGACACCGCCGGCGAATTCCTTCATCAACACGGTATTGCCGCTGTCGCGGGCGCGCGCCGGCTTGACGCGGTCGCGCAAGCGGTCGCTGCTGTCGAAGAGCGTGTCGATGCGCTGCTTCGAATAGCGCTTGGCGAGCTCGACGGTCGGCTGCACGAGCAGGATCGGGCCCGGTGCCTGATCGACCAGATAGCCGAGCCAGCAATTGCCGAGCTCCGACGCGCCGATCTGCGCGCACTTCTTGAACACCACACGCTGCACTGGCGAGTCGACGCTGAGATCATCCATGATCTCGCGCAGATACGGCGTGCGTGAAACGCGGTATGGTCCGGCCTCGGCGGCGCTGCGCGTCGTCAGCACGCGATGCGCATCGGACCAGGCCGCGACGCCCATCGATTCCTCGGGCGCGATGTAGGTGAACAGATCAGCAGGAGTGCCGAAGGTGAAAAGCTCGGGCATGACGGTCGCACAATATGCCAAATCACGCGGCGTTGCACCGCGCGCCATCGAAGAGCAGATCGAGAAGGGCAACATCCGCCTGCGCAAGGGACGCATCGATCCGCGACAGGCCGACAACGCCTATGCGCCGTCGCGCAGCATGATCAGCGGTCGCGACGATCCCGGCCAGCGCTCGGCCCGCTCGAAGATCGCCGTCACGCGTGGCACGCTGGCGCAGGAACGCGAGCAGCTGCAAGCGCTCGGTGCCCGCTACGGTCGCCACGACGACGCCCTCGAGCTCGCGCACAGCCGAGCCGATGAGGTCACCAGCGGTTTGCGCGCGCTCGCCAAAGACGATCCGCTGTTCGCCCGCTTCGTCGAGCTCGTGCTCGATGATCTCGGTGATCTCCGGGCGCAGAGCACCGCCGATGTCGAGCGCTGCTGAGTTTAGTCATCGCGACTAAATTCCCATGGCGCTGAAGCCCGCCCTCGAAATCATGATGAAGCTCCGCACCGAGCTCAACGAAGTGCGGGCCGCGCGCCTGGAATTGCAGGCGATGATCCGCCGGCACGAGGTCGTCGATCTCAGGAAGCTCGACGAGCTCACCATCGCGCGCGCCCATCGCATCCGCGATCAGATTCTCACTGCGCCGGCGCGCCACGCCGCGACGCTCGCCGCCGAATTCGAACGCGAGCCCGCCGAGCTCAATGCCGAGCTCACCGCCAAGCTGCGCCGATTCCTGCAGCAGCTGCATTCTCGCGCGGCTAAGTCCTAGAGATGGCTCGATAAATCGCTAGCGATTTTTTGTGCCTCTCGCCCC